GGGTAATCGTAAGAAACGACATACCCTCGTTTTCGATCCGCCCACGGACGGTATTAATGTCCACGGTGGTGCTAGTGCCGCATCTGCTCGCTAATTCATTTGCGAGCACACTCCAGAGTGACGTCAGGCTTTTCATAAATCCTCCTTGTAGAGGTATTTATCCTTAGCCTGTCGCACTGAAGGGACGTTATGCTAAAGAATACTAGTTAGCATAACGAGGCCTAGAGTAAGACCCCCGAGCACACAAATCGCCAAGATAACAACCAAGGCGATAAACTGCGTGTTCGAGGTAGCGTGGTTATAATCATAATCACCGCGCAATCGAAACCTCCTAATTCAATAGGATAATCTATACGAGGAAAAGAAAACCGACGGTTGTCTTACGACTCTCCGCCGATGACCTTTTCTGTGAGGCTGTAGCTAGAGGCTGAGAGAAGACCAACAAGGCCTTCAACCAGTTTCTTTGCTTCAGCCACAGTGAAACCGGCAACGGGACGATCTATGACCATGTAAACGGACATAGATATTTCCTGTTTTTTGGTTTCTTCGTATGGATTGGTTGCGAGCTTACTCACGTCGATTCGCACCATATGGCGTTTGCGATTGGAAGCCGACTGTTGAGTCGATACTTTCAAAACGTTCAAGCCATCAGACGTCTCGTAGACTGAGTTAAAGTTCCCAGAAGAAACTCTGGGAGCAGTGACTTCAGTCCCCGCGACTTCTTTGAATTTCTGCGGATCGGTCAGTGCCATAGGCACACTCCTTCTTCTGTGGCGTTAGCCACGTTGGTGTTTGCAGTAAATCTGCTACAGCAACCTGGTAATACCAAGCGCCGCAGTAATAGCGAGCTGGGTAGGCGACAAACCCTCCCAACCTACGCTAAATCCGAAGGGGCTTGCGGGAACTCTGCGTTTCGTGACGATTTTAAAACCGCACGAACAGGGCTCCGACTTAGTCCTTAAGCTTTCTGATTTACCTTTATCGGTAGAAAAGAAAACCGCGGGACCAAGCTCAGCGGTTACAGTATCGATGGATTCTTCCATCATGTAACCGTAACGCAAGACAAGACCGGCTAAGGTTATGTTAGTGACATTATTAATAACGTCACCAGCATTAGAAAACCAGTCGACGGCCCAAGACCAAGGCGTAAGCTCCCAGAGAACATCTGGGGTCAAGGTGAGTCCGAAAAGTTGGTCGGCATCGCTGCCGAAACCTATGGCTCTCCGCCAGCTGTCAGTTGGCGAAGGAGTCGCATAGGTATAACAACCCTCGAACCACCTTCTAGTCTCTGTTGACCAAGAGACTTTACGCGTTGGGAACGTACCACCTCCGAAGGCGTACTGGGAGTTTAACCCCAATGAAAGGGGAATCTCTTCATACGAATCTTTTGAGATGGTCGATCTCTGTAATGGAAAATCAAAGCGCCGATGAGTATTTCGGCCTTCTCCGTGATGATAATGTTGCATTATATCACGGGAGTTACGGGCAGCATCCCTAACACTAGTTACTTCACTAGCGAGGGGGAGCCAGCCGAACTCGGCATTGAGATACTCACTACCAGCACCCTTAAGGATGCTGGTCCTCTTCTTCCAAGTCTGAATACCCGGAAGGGACGGAAGTCCCTCACGGTGTAATTCAGCCAAGGAGGTTCCGAGGTTGGCGCTAGGGTTAACAGGTGCAGACTGAGATATCGCTGTTGTACCCAAAGAGGTCAATGAAGACGTATTTTCGTCTCCATATTTCTTATTGGGGTTGGTAAAACCAACAGACGCCATCTCACCTCCGTCCGGGAAGGCACAAAGAACGGGACCACTATAAAAAGTGTGGTTACCGAACCAATATGCTTTCTCGACGTGGCCTACATTAGCAAAGTAGTCCACGCGGCTCGTGTAAAACGGACCGCCGGCATTGTATTTTCCGGTTTTACGGTTAATACGATGGCTTTCAGAAACAGTAACCTGTTTCCCATCTGCTAGTTTCATGCGATTACGAGAACCTGACTGACCTCCCCAATCGGAGAAGTAGCCAGGTACTTCCACGTACAGTGGAATAACTCGTTCGCGTTTTCCAGCAGATGACATTACAGATCAACCCTTCATGGTAAGAGAAGATTACTCTTCTCAGTGGATGATGCACTGCAGGCCCCTACGCACACTGTGTGCGCT